TAGCTATGCAAGATAAGACTAAATTATACATAGTAGAACCATATGCGATAAGTTCATCGACAAGAAACTCAGTACGTGCTGCAGTAGAATCAGGAGTTCCAGCAAATAATGTATTTGTTGGATCAACTCGAGGACGCGGAGCTGGTATAGTAGCAGGCGCAACGGAAATGCCGACAATAAAAGGTGGTGTGATGGCATCTCATTGGAATGCACTTGCATTGGTTGGAAAATATATATAAATTAATAATATTAAGTTATGAGTAATAAATTAAATATAAAAATTGGCCCAGAAGATATGCAGCCAATTTCATGCGGAGAATGTGGTAGTATGTATTTTCGTCAAGTTATGGCGATTAACAAAGTATCTAGATTGTTAACAGGTGGTGAAAAGGATAGCATGATTCCAGTACCAGTATTCCGATGCGATGATTGTGGATTTATTCCAGAAGATTTTCAACCTGTTAAACTAAAGAAATAGTGTCAACTCAATATCACAAATCAAATGTTACTTTAGTGTTTAAAACTTCGAACAGAAGCAATGCTAAAACTAAAATGAAAACATTTCGAAATAAGTGTATCGATGACATTCTAGAAAAGAAACTACCTGGGATTCCGGATGTAGCGGTATATTTAGAAATTGGGATAGGTTCTGAATTTGAAACTCAATATAAACGCAAATACAAGTTATGACATGCATAACATATATTTATATATATGAAAGATAACTGTTATATATACGCATTGGTAGATTTGCGAGATAATTCTATTCGTTATGTAGGTAAAACAAATAATCTTATTACACGAAAGAAAACACACATACATGAATCGATTGACTCAAACCCAGGTAGTACTAAAAAATCTGATTGGATTCGAAAAGTATACAAGTCTGGATTTGAAATTGATATAATTGAGATTGATATAGTTAATAAATCAGAATGGCAATTTTGGGAAACTTTCTATATAGATTTATTCAAAACTTGGGGGGTTTCGTTAACAAATATGACTAAAGGCGGAGATGGAGTTGACAATCCATGGAAATATTTAACGGAAGAACAGCGAAATATAAGAATAACTAAATTAAAACAACGCTTACAATCAACTGAAACAAAAGAAAAACAACGTTTAGCACGATTAGGAAAAACGTATGAAGAAATCTACGGCGAAGCCCGGGCGAAAGAAATGAAACAAAAGAAAAGTGAGTTTTTAAAAAAAAATAATCCGAGTAAAAAAGGAAGAATACCTTCTGAATATAATATACAAAAAAGCATCGATGCTAATACTAAACTGTATGAAATAACATTTCCAAGCGGCGATATAAAAAAATTCAAGGGTCAGAAAGAAATTATTAATTATTTTAAAGAATTTATTAATAAAGATATTTTGCATACAGATCACAAACGATACATATCACCATATGCCGTAATGAGAAATGATTATGCTAATTATAAAACAATTCGTAAATGACAAAAAACAAAAAAACATTATTTAATGTAATTGATGATATTACATGGAAAAAAACTCCAATAACTGAGTATTCATGTGAAGATGAAAAATCTATTAGTGTATATATGATCAATCGTTATCTATCAATGCGACAAGATTTAACTGTGCTAATTAATGAATTACAAACATATACTATTGGGTTATTGAGACCACAGGAGACATATCGACTATATCATGATTTTTTACCAAAATCTAAATCATTTGCAAAATATGTTAAGGGTAAAAAAGAAGATAAGTATTCAGCTAAACTAGTAGAACAAATTGCAGAGCATTTTTTAATTAGTAAGTCAGAAGCTGAAGATTATGTTGATATAATGAATAATGAACAATGTGCAGCTATATTAAAATTATATGGGTATACAGATGCAGAAATGAAAACAATGTTGAAAGGAATAAAATGATTCACACACAAAATCCAATACCACCTGGCGAATCGTATAATAATAGATTCGAAACTAAGTCCGATGTTAATACACAAAAACATTATAAAGGATCTAGTACGATTTATAAAGTAGCAGATGACTTTGAATTAAACTCATATGAGTTTGATATATTAAAACGAGTTATCAGATGTCGCCACAAAGGTAATTGGTTAGAAGATTTACAAAAAACAAAAGACACAATTGATCTTTATATAAAAGAACAGCAAGATAAATTTGGAAAATAGTATTTAATTTCATATTATAATAAAAAATAAAAATATGGAAAATATGTTTAAGCCATTCTTAACCGAAAATGAATTAATCTTTCAATTACAAGTTAAACTGGAGCGAGATGCTGTACCAGTTATCGTAGATATTGCATATTCAGGAACATCTGATGAAACTGGTAAAATGATTTCCGAGTTCGAATGGGCATCGGTAACATCAGACAGCAATCCGGGTATATCGGAAGACGTACTTAATGATTTAAGCGAAAATCTAGAAAATGGTTTAGAAGAACAGATTGTTCGCTGGTTAATTTTGCATTACAAAAATACATCAATTAATTTCGATCCTAATGAATATAAAGGAAGTCTTTAAAATCAAGCAAACTCTTGCTTGGACTATAATATCCGTAATAGTTTATTTTTCGGTAGCGACAATGGTTGGTGGATCAGGAACATTGATTAATTTGAAATAATAAAATACGGATTAGGACCGTATATGGTTACGCCATATGGATCGATTATAAGTGTCGCTACCTGTAATCGATCGCCTAAAAAGAATCCTCTCAGCAATGGGAGGATTTTTCTACATTAAATTTGGATAGTTTAATTATTTTTATTATATTAAAGTATGAAACAAGGAAACTATATATCACCGGTATTTAAGTTATCATTAAGAGACTCAGAAACGGTTCCTAGAAAGATATCTTATTCGCAATGGGCAACATATGAACAATGTCCAATGAGATGGAAGTTAACATATATAGATAAACTAGATGTTTACACTGATAGCATCGAAACGGTATTCGGAACCGCATTTCACGAAACATTGCAACACTATTTAACAGTATTATATACAGATTCGGTTAAACGTGCAGATTCATTAGATTTACGTGCAATACTAACACAAAAACTTCGTACGGAATATGCTAGATCCTTAGAAAATAACGGCACTGTACACTTCTCAAACGCTACTCAAATGGCAGAATATCTAGAAGATGGTTCTGCTATATTAGATTGGTTCAAAAAACGAAGAAAACAATATTTTTCTACTAAAGATTGGGAATTAGTTGGCATCGAAGTAGAATTGTGCACGCAAGCATCAAAATCAAATACTTCGGTATATTGGTATGGTTTTATAGATGTTGTGTTACGACACGCACCAACCAATACGATACATATACTAGATATTAAAACAAGCAGAAGTGGATGGAACCAACACCAAAAAGCAGATCCAATTAAAACGGCACAATTGGTTGCTTATAAAAATTATTTTTCAGATCAATTCGGAATACCTAAAGATAATATTACAGTAGAATTCTTCATCGTTAAAAGAAAAATGATTGAGGAATCAATGTTTCCGCAAAAAAGAATACAGCAATTCAAACCAGCATCAGGTATAGTTACGCAAAGAAAAATTCAAAAACAAATAGATGCATTTGTTGAAGCTTGTTTTGATGCTGAGGGCAATAAAAATGAAACTAGAACTTACTTAGCAATTTCAGGTAAAGGTGACAAACATTGCAAATATTGTCCATTTAAAACTGATACCGAAAAATGTCCTAAATCTGCTAGGATTCGTAATTAAAAATATTTATAATAGCAATATGATAAAGTATAATCATAAACACACTTACGTTTACAGTTATTTTATTAACAAAAAAGCTCCATTTGTTGGAGTTACCAATTATGAATATATTTTATTAACAGATCATGATGATCCAAACGGTAAACAAAATCGAACATTATTAGAAACGATGTTACGTGTGATATGGGGCTATATGCCTAAAGTTGTTAAATTTAGTTACGAGAAATAATGACAAAAGTTGCAGTTATTGGTAATACGGGTTGGCAAAATAAACGCAAAGTTCAAGAAACATTGCAAATGTTAAAACACAAGTTCAATAACGGTTTGATAATTATTGGAGCTGGTGGTAACGAAGGTGCCAATTATTATGTAAGAAAATTTACATTAGAATTTGGAATACAATACAAAGAATACAATCCATCATTTTCTGGTTACAATTTATATTCAGCAATGCCCGAATCATATTATGGTAAAAAATATCATTTCAGTCAATTACATCATCGCATGAAATTAATTGCAGAACAATGTGATTATATGATGATACTGAGTAATGATACTGACTTAGATCCTGTATTGAAAACAGCATATACAAATGTGAATAAATTAAGAAAACCAGTAGTTATACTTGGTTGATATTTATTATAAATAAACAGTTATAAACAAAGAAAGGTTATATTAATGGAGTTACCTAAATTAAGAAAAATCGATCCGAACAAACCAGCAAAAAAGAAAATTTTGTTATTAGGAGATGATTTCCGTTTACCATCAGGAATTGGTACGGTTAGTAAAGAAATCATTTTTAACACAGTTAAACAATACGATTGGATACAGATCGGTGGTGCATTACAACACCCAGACGCTGGCAAAATGTTTGATTTATCTGCAGATGTAGCAAAAGAAACTGGAGTAGAAGATGCATCGGTTAAGTTGATACCTGTTAACGGATACGGCGATAAAAATATTTTATTTGCAGTGTTACAACAAGAACGCCCAGATGCAATATTACATTTTACTGACCCTAGATATTGGATATGGTTATATCAATTAGAACACGAAATCAAAACAACATTCAATATTCCGATTACATATTATTCAATTTGGGATGATCTGCCATATCCTATGTGGAATGCACCATATTACGGCAGCTGTGATATGATTATGGGTATCAGTAAGCAATCTGATAATATCCACAGAGAAGTGCTTAAACAAAACGGTTTTGGTGTTATTGATTATGATAGAGGCACGGTGCCACAAGAAATCGATTGGAAT